GAGTCAGGAGACTTTGATATTAGTCAAGGCGGTGATGGTGAGTTCTTTGCAAAGATAAGAAGATTCATACCAGACTTTGTATCTCAAACTGGTAACACACAAATTACATTACAATTAAGAAATTACTCTAATGACTCACAATCAAGTTCAGCACTTGGTCCGTTTACTGTAACGTCATCAACAACTAAAGTGGACACAAGAGCTAGAGCAAGAGCCATTGCTTTAAAAATAGCAAACACGGCTGCACAGCAGAATTGGAAGTTGGGTGGATTTAGATTAGATATACAACCAGATGGTAGAAGATAATGGCAAAGATAGTACAGATATTAACAAGACCTAGTAGAGAGTATAGTCAAGATGTGGCCGATGCACAGGTAAGAGATCTTGACAGTATAATACAAAAATTAAACACAACGTATCAACAAGAACTAAAGGATGAAGTTGACGCTCAAAACTTCTTTTTAAATTAATGGCAAATAGTTTCGTAAACGCAAAAGCAGATTTAACATCAACAGACAACACAACGTTGTATACAACACCTACCGCTAACGTTGCTTTGGTAAAATCAATACTAGTATCTAATGATTCTGGTTCTGGTTGTAATCTAGATGTTACTCTGACAGACAGCTCTGGTAATGTGTTTAGTTTATTTAAAACCAAGACCATAGCAACTAATACGACAACCGAACTTTTAACTCATCCCCTTGTAGTAGAGGAAAGTGAGATATTAAAAGTACAAGCTAGTGACGCGAATGAGCTGCACGTTATAGCTTCTATACTACAAATACAGCCAAGAGAGGTAACAACATAATGACAATGGTAATTAAACCAAAAGATATAATAGAGAAAATAAGCAATAAAAAGACTGGTGAAGTCTATGCAAATGAAGAGGATTGGAAGGTAAAAGGCGTGCCAGAAGAGGACATTAAGAGAGACGTAACAGTCATAATGCCTAGCCTTGATTTATTCCCAAAAACCAAGTAAAAAGAAGATTACAGGATAAAAAGCCTGCCTTAACAATTTAGCTAAATTATGACAATAACAAGAGGACAGATGGAGAGACAATTACGTAGAGGTGGAGGCATCATGGATGTTGTGCCTAGAGAACCTGCTATATTTGGTGGTATTAAAAAAGCCGTCAAAAAAGTTGGTAAGACAGTAAAGAAAATAGCAAAATCTCCAATCGGTAAGGCTGCAATAGCTTATGGTCTTACAGCTGGTTTAGGATCTCTTGGAGCAGGTAAAGGACTTGGTAGTTTAGGTAAACTATCAACATATGCACCATCAACTGTTGCTAGTAATTTAGGAGCAGCACTTTTTGGAACTGGCGCTGTATCTGATACGGCAATGAAATCAGGAACAGAAGGTCTTCTTAAGAAATTAGGTCTTACTCAAGGATTTGGAATAAAAGAATTAGCACCTGGATTTATGAAAAGCACCGCAGCTAAAGGTCTAGCTCTAGCAGGACTATCTAAATTTTTAACATCTCAATATGGTATGACAGAAGAAGAAGCTGCAGACGTTACAAATGATCCAGATCAATTAAAAATGTATTTAAGAAGATATTACACAAACTTAAATCCAAATGCAGGCTCTGAAGAGATAGAAGAGTTTGTAAGAGTGAACTCAGCTGAAGGTGGTAGAATAGGTTTTGCGGAAGGTCCGGTATTACCACCAGACCCAACACAACCTGTAAATCCTTTTGGGCCAAAACCAGGAGACTTTGGTATTGAAGAGGACATACCAATAAAAATGGCATCTAATTTAGAAAATGAAAAACTATTAGAGGCTTTGTTTGAAAAATATTTAGATATGGGAATGTCTCCAATAGAAGCAGAAAAAGCAGCTTATGCTGAGTTTGAGAGAATGACTAAAAGAGAAGAAAAATTTTTTAATCCACAAGATAGAGGTTTAGCAGCTATAGGTGGCAGAATGGGTTTTGATGAAGGAACACCTAAAAATCCTGGTGACATGGCGGAAGACTTAGCTAACATGGCCATGAGAGATGAAAAAGTTACTGTAGTCATAGGACCAGATGGAAAATTAATGATGGTAACAGAAGATCAATTAAAAGAGATGATAGGAAAAGACATGTCTCCAGACCAAAGAGGTATTCTTAATATTGATAGAGAACAAGTTTTAGAGGGCATAGTTCCAAGAAGCAATAAAGCGCTGGGTGATTCTGCAAGCATGAACGCTATGCAAGCAGCGGGTGTCGAGGGGCTACCTATAAGACAAAATCCAAAAGGTGTAAAAGAGCTAGACCTTAGAGAAACTGGTGGATTTATACCACCTGTTGGTATAAAAGAAAAAGAAGATGACATCCCTGCGATGTTATCAAACAATGAGTTCGTATTTACAGCTGATGCTGTAAGAGGCATGGGTGACGGAAACGTAAATCTAGGCGCTCAAAGAATGTACGACATGATGAAAAATTTAGAAGCAGGAGGAAGAGTATAATGGCTGAAACATCTTATTCACAAATGGCTGCTCCATTTATAGAGGCAGCTGGTAAAACATACTTAGACGATCTTACTTCAGCAATAGGTCAATTTAAAACTACAGATCTATCTAATATTATGGGGCCTCAATTTATTGCTCCAACTAGTCCTTTAACAACACAAGCAGAGGGATTAGCACCTGGTCTTGGTAGCTTTCAACCTTTCTTAACACAAGCACAACAACTTGCATCACCAACAGCTTATCAGAGTTATATGTCTCCGTATCAACAAGATGTTATTGATGCTACACTTACAGACTTTGATGTACAATCTGCAAAAGGTTTACCTGCATTATCTGCTCAAGCTATCGGCGCTGGAGCATTTGGCGGTGGTAGAGAAGGTGTACAAAGAGCTGAGTATCAAGCACAATCAGATAGAAACAGAGCATCATTGTTAGCTAACCTAAGACAATCTGGTTTTAGTCAAGCTCAATCCTTAGCGCAACAAGCTTTATTAAATAATTTAAATTTAGCACAACAAAGCCCTGCTTTAGTGGGTCAACAGATTTCAGCGTTAACAGGTTTGGGCGCGTCGCAAGCGGCAAGAAACCAACAACGATTAACAGCGCAACAACAATTATTATCAAGACAAGCTTTACAGCCATTAGAGGCAGCACAACAATTTGGTTCTGGTGTTACAAGTTTAATTGCAGGATACCCTGGTAGGGAAGTTATTGCACCTCCTGCACCAACACCATCACCATTAGCTACAGGTTTAGGAACTGCTTCTACATTAGCTGGTATTTACAGATTAATTAATCCTAAACCATTATTTAGTTAATATGAGTAGAACATTAAAAAGACCAATGTTTAGAAAAGGCGGAGAAGTCATGGAAGGTATCATGACTGGTATCAAGCCTAGAGAAAACTTTGCAGAAAAAGCTATATCTAATGAAATGCGTGATCAAATAAAAAGCATTCAAAATAGAATGAATGTAATTGACACTATTGCAGGCGCAGGAGCTAGCCCATTAGCAAATCCTTTAACACAATTTTTATTACAAACAGGTGCTAATTTAATAGGTGGCACGGCAGCTGGTGGATCAAAACTACAAGAGATTGTAGGTGCAGCACAAAAACCTTTACAATCTGCAATTAAAACTCAACAAGCTAAAGATTTAAGTAGAAGAAAATTAGCTGCTACTTTACTTTCAAAGACAGGTGGCACTGATATTGAGAAGTTAAAAAGAAACGCAAAAGCAGTAGCAAAATTAAGAAACATTCCTTACGAAGAAGCTTTAAATATGGAGTTTAATAAATACTATTTTAAAGATCCAGTATCCCCTGAAGAAAGAGGAAGAAGAGACACAGCAACTTTTATAAAAGGATTAATGTCTGAAACAGATGCTGCTGGTAGAAAATTGTATAAAACAGCTGAAGCAAACGCTGTGGGTTATGCACGTGCTTCTGCATTACAAAATCCTAAACTTAAAAATAAAATAGATGACAGTAAAGTAACTGTAGGAACTAGAAGATATAGTAATAAATTAGAGGAAACAAGTACACAATTAGGTGAGAAAAAAGTAAAAGCATTCAAACCACCAAGTGGTACTGTCGATTTCCAAGAAAATAAAGTTTATTATGACTTTGTAAGAGGAACATGGATGCTATTTAAGAATGAATTATTGATTCCTATAGGTCAAAACTAGAAAGGGGGCTGAATGTCTGATCGATTAGATGAACTAGAAGGTCTTACTTTCGAAGAAATAATAGAAGAAAATACAGACAACTCTGAAAATTTAGTTACAGAAGAAGCAAAGCCAGAACCTGTATTAGATTTACCAGAAAAAGAACCAGAACCAGAGAGTGATCTCAAAGGTTTAGATATATTAAAAGATAAAGGTATTATCTCACCGTCAAGTATTACAGGATCTCCTACTGAAGAAATGATTAGGGGTATTAGTAAGATTGTAGATAAAGTACAAGGTAAAGAAATAGAAGAAGATGTATCTCTCGTAGAATCTTTAATAGGTGCAGGTATGAGTGCCAGCATCAAAATACCAAAAGGACTGGTTACATTTGGAACTTTACTTTATGATGTAACTCAAGAAGAAGGCATACCTTATGATGAAACGTTGACAGGTAAACTTAATGAAGCCTTTGATAGAACAACATTAGGTAAAATAGAACAAGCAGCAGAGGATGTAGCAAGAGAAACAGCAGCTGGTAAAATTACAGAAGCCATTGGTCAGTTATATGGTGCAGGTAAAATTGCACAAAAAACAGCTATACCTGTAATAGAAAAAGGATCTAAATACGTTAGGAATTTAGTTAACTCTATAAAGAGTGGTAGATATGTTAAAACTACAAACAATGTAAATGCAACGAAAGCTGCAAAAAAAGCAGCTGACTTAAATAAAATTACGGGAACAGATAAATTTGTAGCTATAGCAGTAGGCGGAGGTATTGGAACTGGTTTTATTGTGTCTGATGTAGAAAACATAGGAACGTTTGGTGATTGGGACTTTTTAGATTTTTTACCTACAGGACTAGATAGAGATGCTAGAGTAGAAGGTGGTGAAGAAGCTCAAAGACAATTATTAAATAGATTAAAGTTTGGTGCAGAATTAGGTTTTCCTATCATACCTTTCATTGTGGGCACAGGTAAAGTAGGTAAACTCATTGTTCAAGATGGTAAGAATATTGCTTACAGTGATAGTATGTTAGAAAGATGGGTAGATAGATTTATTGCTCAACCATTTAGATCTAGAAGTAATAAGACTCAAGAATTATTTGATGGCATACAAAAACTAGAAGGTAAAAAGTCTGCTGTAAAAGTATTAGCAAAAGATGCTGCTAGAAATTTTGACGATAGAATAAGAGACATATCAAAAGAAACAAGAGGCGCGGCACAAGCTGTTAAAGAACCTGAGACTGTATCAAAATTAATATCTGAGTTTACGTTTGGTGTTGATGATGTAGTAAAAAAGAAAGAAATATTTTTCCCTGGATTTAATCAAGCATCGATAAATAAATTTAAAGATTCTTTAAAAAAAATAGGTGTATCATCAAAACAAGCAGATAATATTATAAAAGACTCTACAGAGTTTAGAGAAACAGCAACGGGTTTAAAAAATTTAATTAATGCTAGTAAAAATGTAGTTACAAGCACAGAAAAATTAAACAAAATATTAAACGAAAGAATTAAAAATCAATTGTCTGTAGACTATAGAATTATAGATGACAACACAGGACTATTTAATGGCTATGTGCCTACAGCTGAAAGCATAAAGGAAGTAGCACAAGTATTACAAAGATACGCAAAAAACAACCAAAAAAGTTTGGATGATGATACAGCTACAAAACTTGTAAATAATATAATTAAAAATGCATTTAAAGATAAATCAACAAACGCTCTTGTTTTTGATATAGGTGATTTAGGCGCTCTTTCTAATAAACCTGTTCAAACTGTTAATATAGGTAAATACATTACTACAGGTAAATTTAAACCTGATGGCAAAGGCGGATTAATACAAACAAAATCAGATCTACAAGCTTTTAAAAATCTTTTTGGTGAATATAGGAACGCACAAAAAGGCATATACAGTGTAATGACAGAACTTGCAGAAACAATTTCTAGAGATAAGTTTTATTCTCAACTGTTAAAAGATTCTGATAATATAGCAAAACAATTAAAAGCTGGAGCAGATCCAGGTCAAATAGGAAGACCCATATTTTTTAAAGATTACAATGTTGCTGTTAGAGAATTACCTAATCAAACTATTACAAGACAGCCATTAAGTTTAAAAACAGCTTTACCAGAAACAATATATAAAAGTCCTTTAGACGGATACTTTACAACGCAACCTTATGCTGAAGCTATAAGAGTTGGTGATGCTGTTGTGGGTAACTCAATTACTAGAAGTTTACCTTACAGAATAGGTATGTTGATACCAAAAGGTGCAGCGCAAGCAGCCAAAACAGTTTTAGGATTTTTTACACATGCAAGAAACTTTTTCTCTTCTATGTTTACAACAATACACAGAGGGAACGTTTTAATACCACCAGCTAAAATAGCCGAGTTTGCAAACAGAGCTAGAAAGGCTGTACAACCTCAACTATTATACCGAGCAACAGGTAATCCTAAATATAGAAACGCACCTGAAGATCAAGCTATGTACAGATTTTTATTAGAAGAAGGTGTTACTAATCAAAACATTACAGCAAGAGAACTAGAAGGAATGTTTGATGATGTTGCACAAATAAGAACAAGATACGGAACTTTAGATAGATACTTCAACAAAGTTTTAAACACTGGAACTAGTAAATTAAAAAAACTATATAATGTAGCGCAAGATTTATACACAGCAGAAGACGATGTATTTAGAGTATATAATTTTTTAGCAGAAGCATACAAATTAGATAATGCTTTTAATGTTGCAATTAAAAAAGGTATTAAAGATGCTTCTGGTAAAGTTGTAACACAAGCAAGTAAACCATCAGAGTTAGAAATTATGAAAGAAGCAGCACAAATCGTAAGAGAAACTGTGCCTAATTATGCATATGTATCTGATTTTGTAAAAAGTGTTAGAAGATCACCTCTAGGAAACTTTGCTGCCTTTCCTGCAGAAATATATCGAACAGGCACAAATACTTTAATGAGAGGATTAAAAGAAGCTAAAGACCCTGTAAGAAAACAAATAGGTCTTAATAGTTTAATAGGCCAAGGATTTACATACGCTTTTTTACCGCCAGCAATAGTAGAAACGTTTAGAGGATTGTATGGGGTAACTAGAGAACAATTAAGCGCTATTAGAGAGATGTTACCAACGTGGTCAGAAGATAGTACAATTTTACCTATTTATGAAAACGGTAAATATAAATACATAGATTTTAGTCATGGATTTTTCTATGACACAATGACTGCGCCTGTACAAACAGCATTATCAACAGTGCAAAAAGGAGGACCTGATGCACCTTTAGTGCCTATGATTTTAGACTCTATGGTTAAAGCTGGAGGAAATGTTTTAGAACCTTTTATTGGAGAAGCAATATGGACAGGAGTCGTATTAGATATATTTGCAAGAGGTGGTGTAACAAAAGACGGTAAAAGAATATATAATGAAAGAGATCCGTTAGGAGATAAAATATCTAAATCTTTTCAACATGCAGCATACGAACTATCACCATTCTCAGCGGCTCAGTTAATTAGATTATATAAAGCTTCAATCGGTGAAACTCAAAAAGGAACAGAATACAAAATACCAGATGAATTACTAGGATTTACTGGATTTAGAAAAGTGCCAATTGATCTTGAAAAAAATTTAAACTTTAAAATAGCAGAGTTTAAAAGAAACACTTTTAAAGAACGTGGAATAATATTTAAAGGCACAAGAACTGGAGATCCTGTAAAAGATAAAAACCAAATTATAAGACAATACATTACAGCAAATAAACAACACTTAGAAACATTTAGTAAAATGCGTAGAACTTACGACGCTGTAAAAGTATTAGGTATGAGAGATGATAAGATTGCAGAAGAGTTTTCAGATCAAAAAGCGAGACCTGTGTATGGTTTTATAGAAAACAACGAGTTTAGGCCATTTAGTATAAGTAAAGATGTAATTAAAGGTTTTGCAAAAATGTCTGAAGAAAAAGGTATACCAAATCCTTTAAATGATGAGGTCTTAGATATATTAATAGAGATACAAGAAGAACTTTTTGATAATCAAAAATTAAATCAACCTTTCATAATCAACCCTGAAAAGTATTTAATTAAGGATCCAAGAGAAACTAGCATGGTGCCACCATTACCAGAGCAACCTATGCCAAATGCCGCAATAGTGCAGAGTCCGCCACCAGTAAATCAAACTGGGTTGACTATGACAGAACAAGCGTTATTATCAGAAGAGGAAAAAATGATGAGATTAAAAGATAGAGGATTAGTATAATGTCACAAAGATTTGGATATGATGTAAACGCATTTAGTTATTTTGATACGCCTAATGAATTTAGGCCAGCATCTTCATTTAGAGCTATGAATAATCCTGATGTATATACAGCAGGCATACTTGACCCTGAATTTTTAAAATATTTAGAAGAAGAAGGTGGAGAGATAGAAAAAGAAGATTTTGAAAGATTCGCACCACAAGGATTTTTTTCTAAAGCTGTAAATTTTGCACAAAGACCAGACGTCAGAACAGGTTTAGGATTTTTATTAGGAGGTATTCCTGGAGGGATATTATCTTTCTTTGCTCCTAAAGTAGGTGAGGGTATAACTAGTTTATTTAATAGAATGAAACCAGCTCCTAATGTGCCTGTGTTTCCTGGTTTAGGAGATACAGATATGACTAGAGACATAACTGCATCCTCTGGTCAGGTAGTTGATCCAGGTGATTTAGTTTCTGTAACAGATGATAGCGGACAAGACACAGGTTTTAGTGAATACTCTGATCCAGGGACAGCAGCATCTTACGAGGGATCATTCTAATGCCTAACGGAAAACCACCAAAGACAACTGGCGAACACTTAGTATCTCTCTACGGATATGTACAAGGGTTTAAAAGACAAATAGATCATCTACACGCAGACATAGGAAAATTAGAAAAGAAAACAGACACTGTTATTTATTGGATCGTTGGTGGTGCCTTCACAACTATACTAACTCTTGTAGGTTTATTTAATTTATTTATAAATTAGATCCAAGCTTTTAACTCTTCACCCATAATCTCAGTAGCAATATTAACTTTATTACGTAAAGATTTTACAATCTTAGTATCAATAGTATCTTCTGCAATAAGATCAATGTAAGTCATAGGTTTCTTTTGACCAATACGATCTATTCTAGCCTCTGATTGTTGTCTTTTCTCTAAATCATAACCGTTGGAATAATATATCATAGTAGATGCACCCGTAAGTGTAATACCATAACCACCTGTTTGTGGCGTACCAATTATAAATCTAACTGGTGATTTAGGGTCTTGTATTTTTTTAATTGCTTTTTGTCTATCATCTGTAGTTGTATCACCAAAGTATGTGACTACCGTATTATCGCCATATTTTTTTGATATGGCTTCTACAATTTTTTCTATGTCGTGTCTGTAGTGAGCCCATATTACAGCTTTACCTTCTACTTCTTCTAGTATGTCCATTAATTGTGTGATACGATTGTTTTTAAGGTCTTGCACTGTACCGTCATTAGACTTGAAATGACCACAAGTTATCTGATGCAATCTCATAAGTTGTGTAATTACAGTTGCAGATGTAACCATCTTACCATTTAAAAATGCAATAGCTTCTTGTTTCATTTGTTTATATACTTTCTTTTGTTCAGCTGTAAGTTCTACAGTTCTTTTCATATATGTTTTTTTAGGTAAGTCTAAACAATCATCTTTTAGTACACGATATGAAAATGGTTTTAGTTTTTCTGATAGTTCTGCTAAATTTCTATACCCAACTACAATCTCAACTTGTCTACCAGATACATTTATTTTTCTACATATGGCATATCTAGTTCTAAACGCATAATAAGATGATTGATCTAACAAATAAGGATCTAAAAAATAACATTGTGTGAATAGATCTAGAGGTGATTTTGTAACTGGTGAGCCTGTAAGTATTCTTCTATATTTTGTAAGTGGTCTTAAATGCACTATGTTCTTAGTTCTTAATGCTGCAGGGTTTTTAATAGTAGTAGATTCATCTATGGCCATTAAAGATTTGTGACTAGATAAAAATTTCTCTGCAAATTGCACACCTTTTTTTGTAGAAAAAGCCTCAACATTCATGATTAATATATGCAGCTCTGCCCCTGTAGAAAACATAGGTTTTAAGTCTTCTGCGTTAGGATTAGTTCTCCACAAGCCGACTTTTTTCTCTATATAATCAGGCATATGATTTGGTATTTCTTGATCAAACCAGTTTTTGTAAACACCTTTTGGTGCAACAATTAAAGCACCATCTATCTTACCAGCGTTAAATAGCATGGCAATATTATCAATTAATACCTTTGATTTACCTGTACCCATCTCCATAAAATACGCAAAAACTTCTTTATCCCATGACATTTCAAGGGCTTTCTTTTGATGAGCAAAAGGCTTGCTTTTATATTTGTAATGCATAATATATTTTAACTTTCTATTGGAAGCATATATATTATGTGGTAAACAATGTCAAGAAGGATATATTAATGAAATTTAAAGACATGCCAAAGTATACAGAAGATAGAACTGTGTATGTAATTCAAGATATTCCAGGGACTAAAACTGGTACACCTAAAATTAATATTGTAGGAGCAACACAATTTGGTAAACTACAGGTATTACTACCAGAAAACTCACAGATCATTTTGAGTCCAACGTATGTTATTAATACATTAAGAACATTATTA